CCCTTTTGGTAAATAACACCTTCTGTTATAGAAAATGAATAACCAAATCCTACTGGTGCAGTAAATGAACTATTTGCAACTCTGATTTTTGCAAGGTAACTCCTTGCTGATAGATCCAAAGAACCAACACCAGCTGAAGCAGAAGCTGGTTTAATCACTGCTGTAGGTAGAGTTGTGTAACCACTTCCACCAGTTGATAGAACTATGTTTTGAACTACACCTAGCGAATCTGTAACAACAACACCATTAGCAGCAGTGTTACCTACTACAGAGCTTGTAACATTAGCAACAGCACTCGAAGTATTACCTTGAATATTATATCCTGTTACAATAGTCCAAGAAGTTGAATTTGCAGATGTATTTGAAAGCTGTTCTGCGTTGATTGGTTTAACTCTTAGAATTTTTTGACTTGCTGTTTCGCCATTAAAAATACCAACAATTTGTACTCTAGCTCCAGAAGTGGATTGAGTAACAATCTCACCATTAGTAAATGTTCCAGATGAAACAGAAACATTGATGGCTGGTACTATAACTAATGTGTCTGAATTAGCAAATCCGGAACCACCATTTACTACATCAACATCATATATTCTATTATCTACATTAAAGACTTCTAGGACATCATCATTAGAATAGGCTGATAAGTTAAAAGTATTACCTGCATTTACATAATTTAAATACAAAGTATGTAAATTTGGATTTTGTGATTCAAATCCTGACTCATAGTTTACAACTCTAGCTTGAAGATTAGCCGTGCTTTTTAGTCTTAGACCATTGTATAATGACGTATTTACAGGCTGTCCATCTTCTTGCAAATCTCTTAATTTAATATAAGGCAATAAAGAATTGTATGAGAAATTGACACCACTTACAATAGTTCCACTTTTGAATATGTGATCGCCAAATCTTTCAATCTGCTTTTGAAGAATAGTTTGAAGTTGGTTAAGCTCTCTAGTCTGTACAGAGACTCCTGGCTTAAACAGAATTCTATAAAAATCTTTGAATTCATCGTAGTCATCAAAGTATGGTGTTGAATTCAGATTTGTTTCTAAGGCCATTTAACCCTCTTAAAACTTCAGAATGAGTTTAACTGTTTCTGATTGGTTTACATCTCTCAATATTGGATCGGTATTTTCTATGTATAACACCTCTCCACTGCCCTCTACTATGTCAGAGGGTAACCTGGTCAGAAGATTTACAGAAGCACCTGAATTAACACCTACTAATGTATTGCCAGTGTTAATTATACCTCTAAGATTTGTAAGATAATAATAATTTGCATCATTGGAATGAAAGACTCCATTAGCGATAGATGCTTCCAGTTGAAAAACAGTCTCATCCTGATTAAAAGTTCCTGCACCTGATGAGTAAGTATAGCGGTACCTGTTATCAAAAGTATTAAATGTTTTTGTTTGACCGTTGATCTGGTAACTAGACACGTTAGCTGTTGCACCTGAACTTGATCCTGTAACGATTTGACCAGTTACAAAAATACCCGCTACATTCGTTAAATTTAATGTCGAACCAGTTTTATCAGAAACAACACCTACAGCATTTGAGTTAGCTTGTGTTACTGTTTCATTATCTGTAAACGTACCAGTCGCTGAAGAAATAGTTAATACCACGTTAGCAAAATAAGGATCTTTAATTAATCCTATCATTCTATAATCATTTTGCGTTGGAATAGTGTTTGATTCATTGTTTGCAAACGTAACACTTATTCCCAAATACTTACCCCCCAATTCAAATTCAGGATTTTTTCCATGACCACCTTTAGGTCCTAAAATTACAGATAACGAAGCTGCATTACTGACTCCACTTGTATTACCTATAACTTGAGCTGTTGCATAAGTGTAACCAGAACCTCTGTTAATAATTTCTACTCTAGAAATACCATTTGCTGATGTTGAAGTTGTCTCACCTTTAGTAAATACGTCTTCTACTTGCGCTCTGGTTCCTGTTCCTGTTGATATGACATTTACCCAAAATCCAATTTCAGAAGCTTCAGCATTTCTTTGAAGGTAATAGTTAATTAATTTGGTAACATAAGCGGTGTTAGAAAGAGCTGTTTCAGAATTAGCGTAATTGACATATGGCGAACTAATTGTTACATAAGCTACGTTTACTAATGCTCTTGCTATAGCATTATTACCATCCCCAGTAATTAAAACTGATGGAGTGATTTCATATACAGAAGTAGAATCAGGAGTAATATCAAAAGCAGGCTCAACATCTATAATTTTTTGCGATCCTGCTACTGTATAATCTACAATTTTTCTAAGCTGTCCGTATCCAGTTCCTTCTTTAATGTAAATAACGCAACCTTGATAAAATCCACTTTGAGGAAAAGCATTATTAGCAATGTTAAACTTTGTAGGATCTCCACCTAGAGATATGTCAGTGGAAATAAATGTATTTGATAGATATACGTTGTAATTAGAACCAGGAGTATTTACAGCTATAACGTCAATAGAACCATTTAAAGCATTGCTCGATACATTAGAATTAGGAACTACTGGAATATAACTTTCTGTGGCAAATTTTTCAAATGTAGCCTTGTCAATAGTGTACATATACTTCCATACATATCCATCAGAAGTACTGTAAAATTCATCATCAGCGCCTGTATCATTAAAATTAGGTGGTACAGTTGAAGCAGTGTTTCCATTATTATCCAAACACTTAAACACATGGAAACTTGAAACAGCATTCACCATTGCATAATATTGAGTGTTAGAAAGATCTGTGTTTCCACTATATGCTGTGTAGATAGTATTTGATACCCAGTTATACCTTGGTATCATAATCTTCACATCTGTGTTTGAAATCTTTTTACCAAACACCATATCTTTGTATACGTTAATATTTACAGCATCATTGTTATTATTAGCATTCGGAATGAACTCTTCACTAAAATAATTTACCGTAGTTGATCTTGTTTCACCTAAAGTAAACGTTGATTCAACTTCATCTCTAGTATTTGTTTCCCCATTTATTAGACCAGTCCAATAATTTAGACTACCAACATCTGGTTCTTTTTGTAGATAATATCTGTAAAGTTCTGTAACAAAAGCTGAGTTAGAATAAGAAGTATAAGTGTCTGTTAAATTAGCATATGCTGGCTTGTAACTAGGTATATGTCTTCCAGCAAACACATAATAAATGCTGTTAGCAGTCTCTGAAATAGACTCTATAAATTGCTTAGCATTGTGCAAGCTAAAATAATCTGTTAACAGGAATTTAGCCATTATTTCTCTATGTTAATAGTTGCATAAGTTATATTAGCTGAGGTATTAGAAGAAACTCCCGTAATAATCTTATTAAGAGGTACTTCAGTTTCAGTGTTAGACGTCACTAATGTATTTATTGCTGTGTATAACGTATAAGTGTTAGTTGTAGTTGAATTTATATACCCAGTAACAGTATTAGAATCTTTAAATGATCCATACACATTGTTAAGGTAATATGTAAAATACGTTGTGTTAGATTCAGTATTGATTATGTTAGCGCTAGCCACATTAGAACTAACATTGGGCATTTTAACAGTAGTGTTTGCTTTAAATGAAAAAGACTTTTTAAATGTAGATGAGGTATTGGAGAAAGAAGGTTTAGATCTCAAAATTAACAAAGTATTGTTCACAACTGTTCTAATTTGAACTAGGTCGTTAGAAGCCCCACCAGTAAAGTAGATGTAATCATCATTAGCAAAATTAGAAGTAAATGATGTTCCAGTTCCAACTGCATTAACAACGCTACTATTTAAATTAATTGTACCAGTTAAACTAGATCCCAGTGTATTAGATACAGGAACAGTAATTTTAGAAATAGCTGGGACTGTTATTAATCCAAATCCATAAACTTCAGCAGCATGGGAGAGAACTACTGTGTTTGTTGTTGTATTGGATGTATTAGAAGATAAAAATCCAGATACAGTGTTGGAAGAAGTAAAAGTTCCTCCAATAGAATTTGCAATGTACAAAAGAGTTATATTTGCTGTAGAATTAGAAGTTTTAGCAACTAAGTTACCACTAACAGAATAGCTATTTGCATTAGGCGAATAAACAAGTCTGTTAATAACAAAATTATTATTACTATCAGGAACTTGTAAAACTATTATATTTTCAGAATTGCTTATTGCTGTTTGAAGTGCACTTTGTGCAACATATGTCATCGACTGGTTAGCATTACCGTTTGAAAAAACAGAAATCTCTCCATTTGTAAATGAACTATTAGTGGAATTTATAAAGTTTACACTTACATAGCGATCTCTAAAAAGTCCTACTTGTAGTGGTCTAGTAGTATCAGCATTAGTGTGAATCACCCTACCAAACATCCTTGTTCCAGCAACATGAACCAATTTTTTTAAGATATCTTTATATTTTGTAAATGGAACTTTAGATCTAACTTCGTAGCTATATTCTTGATAATAATTACTATCAAGAAGTTTTTTGTCGTCAGATAAAAATCCACCTGAATCTTCGTAGTATCCTTCTCCTATACCTTGAAGGTTGACCTTAGTTTGTGCTGTTACAATATAATTTGAATTTGCTTTAGTCAATTCAACATTTTCCGAATCAATATAACCATAACCAGAATCAAGTACATTTAATTCTTTGACAACAGCGTTAGCAACTTGAACAGTAGAAGATATATCTGAATTCTCACCAATAGGATTTGTGTTTTGATCGATAAACACATTTGTAATGTTAGCACTTGCTCCCGATGTAATTCCGATAATAGTGTTGCCAACACCAAAAGTGTTTTCAAAACTTGTTCTTTTAATATATAAAGTAGAGCTATTAGATCCTGTTTTCACTTTACCGTAAGCTGTAGCTGCTATTACAGTAGATGTGTTGATAGATGAAATATTTGCATTAGCACCACTTGATAAAGTCTTTAATTTAAAATTATTTAATGAAGTTAATTGAAAAGTGCCTGAAACTTCTCTAATAATAACATCTCCCGCTCCTGCAGTCAAAGAAGTAGAGTATACATATCCAGTAGCTAAATTTGCAGATCCATTACTTTGATATACAGATTCACCAACTATAAAATCAGTCGTTGGATTTCCATTAGCAGCGGTTCCTGAAAATGTGTTTACTGTTAGTTTTACAGCACTATTATTAGACGTTTGCTCTACTCTTTCACCAACAACAAACAATCTAGTAGCGTTAGCTATCTCTACAACAAAATCTTTTCTCTTATAACCTGCAACATCTCTTTCATAAACAAATACAATTGGATTTAAATTGTATCCTTCACCTGGGTTTATTTGAGTAAGAGTTGATATGGATCCAATCGACCAATTGTTATATCTTAAAGCATCAATTAATAATGTATTAACATTTGCCTGTGGAAATTTTACAAATCCATAACCAGCAACGTTGGCATTATTAGGACTAAGATCTAAGTTAATATTTAAAAATGGAACATTTCCAGTGTTATTTGACGAGAGTGTATCTGGAGTAAGAAACACTTCTTCTTCGTCATCCAATGAACCTACTTTAAAATTAGCATCAGAACCTGAACTTACAAAATCTATGTTTGCATAGGTATTAGATGTAAGACCTCTTACATAAGAAAATATTGTGTTTGGGTAAAATGTATTATTAACACTATCTAAACCAATATAAAACGTATTTGGTCCGTTTCTAGTTTCCCCATTAGCAAAAGTTTGCTCAACAACTAACCTACTTCTAATTCCTGGATTAATTACACTATTAACCAAATAATTTAATCCCTCAGTATCTGGTTCTCTAGTAAAATAATATCTATAAAGTTCAGTAACGTAGTCAGTATTAGAATAAGTCAACAAAGTAGCATTAGTACTAAGATTATTAAAAACTTCTTTATATAATAAAGAGTTGGCAGTAATATCCATTCCTATAAACAAGCCATTAGCTGTGATATCAGAGCTATTTGCTACAGCAGCTGTAAAATATAAATTGGATGTATAAGTGTTAACAGTAGCTGTTGTAGCTATGTTAGATATTAATCTAAAAGTAGAATTAGTTGAATAAACATTCCCACTTACTGGTCTTAAAAGTAGAGACCCATGTGTTGAATTACTTGAGGATGCTGTAATTACATATGCATTAGCTGTCGTAGTGGCATTAACGCTTTCAATAGTTACACCATTTGCAAATAATGAAATATTTGAAGACGTGTCAAACACTAAATCGACTAGTTGAGCTTTTATTGTGTTATTTGTAGCAGCTATATTACCTGACAAATTAGTTACTTTAACACTGCCTTCAGTATTAGAAACTAAACTTAAAGAAACAATTCCAGCTGTAGCATTGGCTACTGTTGTATTTCCTTGCGCAAATAAAATAGTGTTTGCTACAAATATGGAAGAATTTACAGCAGTAGTAAATCCAACACTCATTAAGTTTTGAGATACTGTTTCAAAAATTTCAAAATTTTTAATTAGAGTGTTTGCATTAGAAAGATTTGCAGATCTTAAAACTTTATCGGATATGTAAACTGTTGCATTTGTAGTGAATCCCCAACCACCATCTACAATCTCAAAATTTACTCTTCCAGTCTCATTGGAAATACTTGCTACAATTGCCTTACCGTTTTTTCCATTATCTGAAATTACATCGAATTCGTCACCAACTGCAAAATTCTGACCTCCATTAATAACCGTCAAAGAATTTAAAGAACCTAACACTAAAGAAGAATTGTTTGTTATTGTATTTGCAGTATCAACAATCCTTTCACCCTTCAAAAAACTACCTTGAAGATTTGAAACATATAAAACATCTATAAACTTTCCATTAATTCTTTTTCTTACCACCTTTTCACAAATAGCCACAGCTCTTGAAATAGTCCCTATAATTTCTTTGCCTTCATAGAGTTTATTTCTATCGGTAACAGTTGTTTCAATGTAGATAGGTTTAGTCCATCTTCCTGAAGACAGTTTAAATAAATCTGTTCCTGGTAAATAAACAGACGATTCTTGATTAAACAGTGCTTGGATAGCTAACTGAATACTTCTCTCATTACCCTTATTTTGGTATAAGTCAAGAATATTTTTAATCAACAACTTAGGATCTGCAGTACTATTAAGAGGTAGATCCTTAAGATAAGTATTGAAAAAATGTTGGTAAAACTCTTCTACAGACTTATCGATATCTCTTAAATCTAATAGACGTCTAGAATAGTATACTGCTTGTTTGTCAGTTTCTAGCCATTTGTAGTAAGCCTTTACGAATTCAATAAAAAGCTGACCTTCCTCATTATAAAATGAAGGAAATTGGGATTGAACTAAAAACGCTAGTTGTTTCTCTATGTTCTTCATACTTTAAGAGGAATTACTGTAATATTCACATCTTCATCTATTATGGAAATTATTTTATTCCTAGAAACACTAATGTTTTTAGAAAGAGCTCTAGCATAAATTTTAACTCCTGATCCTTCATAGGAACCAAAAGTAATATTATTAACTATAACTATACCTTCTAAGTAATTTACAGTACCCACAATTGATGCTATTTCTACTATTGAACCTGTTTGTTTTCCAAGGTACAATATTCCTCTAGAATCATCCATAAAAATATATCTGTTATTAGGATTATCATTTATAGAAAATGCTGAAGAAGATATTGAATGCCCATAATGTAATTCATCTCCTCCATCAACTCTAACATCTACTCCAGACTCTTGTTCAAAAGGAAGACCAAATTCAATTTTTAAACTTTGCTCCCTAGCAAGCTGTGGAACTATTTTCTTTATGACTCTGAAATCAGTATCATTACCTAAAATACTTGTATCTGCGTTGTCAATCTCTTTCACTAATTTACTGTAATAAAATGTCTTGTTAAAGCTATTAACTTTATCAATATTAAATTGACTTATTTTGGAAGAAACAAGACTTTTTATATCGTTAGACAATTTATTAGTAGAATTTACATTATATGTAACTTCGCAATCTATCTTTAAGTAAATAAATTCTGGATCTATAAACACAACATCTATAGAGACAGGAGTTTTATCCTTTATAAAATCAGAGTACGCTTTCAATCTATTATAGGGAGTGCCTTGAACGTTGGAAACGTCTACAGCAATATAAACTTTTCCGAATTGTGGAGGATCTAATTCATCACCACCAAATGCTGATATGTTTTCTATTTCAGGAAAGTTAATAGACAACAAAGTTTCATAATCAGTTGTTGTTACAGCTCTGCCTTGTGTTTGAAAATGTCTTGGTGCATTTTTTCTAATTGATTCTGTGCTTTCGTTTATTGATCCACCAGAAGAATTAGTTATTGTGACAATTGATATATTTGAATGACCATCAATACTACCATCATTAATAAAAACTGAAGCGCCATTTGGAAGCTCGCCACTACTTATTCTATATTCTGCAATGACGATACTAGAATCTTTAGGTGTTCTTCCGAAAGTTCCATCCCCAAATACTACTTCATATTGTTGATTTTCAGCACCTTGAACAAAATAAACTTGCGAAGATGAATTTATGCCAATCAAAGTTTCTGTTTTGATATAATCAAGGTAAGTGTTTCCACCATCCTCAACCACGGTTAAAGATAAGCTATTAATGTCAATAGTAGGATTGGATAATACAAACCTCTGTGATGTATTACTATAATTAACAACAAAGGAATCCGTTACATAATTTCCTTCATATAAGTCCAAATTAGTTTTAAATATATTATTGTTTGGATTGGTTAGAACTAAGTTTTCATTAGTAGAAAATGTGTAAGTGTTAGAACCAACTCTAGAAGTAAATGTTGTAGCTTTGGGTATAACAACGTTTGTAATATTTGAAGAAGGTGAGATCGTTACTTCAATGGTTGCCTTTGAAGATACAAAAGATCTAGGTGTGTAATTGAGCATTTTAGCATGTGACACTATGCTATCTCTCAATTGTGCTGTATCAATAAACATTTCACTTGCAACCATGTTCGTATAGAACGAATTCATGTAAGTATTATACGATAGCAAATCTATAAGCACGTTAATGTTGGAGCCTTCAAAATCCACATCTTTGAAAGCTGAATTATTCTTTAAGTAAGTTTTTAGGTTGGTTTTGATGCTATTAAAATCTAACCCAACCAGTTCGATACTGGTGTTTGCCATTTATCGAATCCTATCTAAAATTAAATCTAATGAAATTGGCTCAGAACTATTTATTGTGCTAAAAATTATGTTAACATAAACTGAGTTATTATCAGGTTGAGAAGTTACATTCACCTCAATAACTTCAGCTCTAGGCTCATGGTTTTTTAAAGCTGTTTTAATAAGATCTGATATTATTTGCTCTGTGGCTGGTGTTATGTTTTCAAATAACATTAAATTGATATCACTTCCAAAAGTAGGATTGAAAAATCTCTCACCTTTGTTAGTAAAAATTATATTCTTAACACTTTGTTTTACAGATTCTTCATTTGTAATATTATAGATATCGTTTTTTATTGGTTGTAAAGAAAACGAGTTTAAAAAATCAGAAAAATAGACAGGTTTAGCTGTTCTTAAGGTTTTATTTGTATTTTTTACTACTATTGCCATTTAATCACCTATAAAAACTGTGCCTGATCCTGACTCTATTTTATTGGATCCTGGTGGATTTCCAGAATCACCTGTATCTGCCGTATCACCAACTCTAGCTGCTCCTTGAGACCCACTATTCAAATTAATTGTTTTACCATTAATTTTTACGTCTCCTCTTACTCTCAAGTTAAAATTACCATCTACAGTATAATCAACATTACCTTTCACTATAATTTTACAATCACCCTCAATGTAGACAGTTTTATTTTTAACAATTACTTCAATGTCATCATTTACGGTTTTTGTTACTCTTCTACCTTCATGATTAATTTCCTCATAAGATCCTGATTTATGGTAAACATGAATTCTTTCATTACTAGGCGTATCATCAAATTCGACTATATGACCGGACTCGGTGGTGTAGACTTTATTATAAGGATAAACTGCAGAATAAGCTGAAGGAGGTTCAGGACCAATATTAACTTTATTTAGAGTATTGTTCTCTCTAGCTAAGTTTGATACATCGTGTTTGGAAACTTGTTTTTCAGGAATACCATGTAAACTACCAAATACGATTGGCATTTGACCGTTCTGACCATCCATGAAGAAACCAAATACAGTTGATCCTATATTTAACCCATTTGGTGAAATTCCAACTGAATTTGAACTTGCACTTGTAGCAGGAACAATTACAGAAGCCCAATGAAGGTCATTAGTAGGAGTTTCAACTTTATCTCCATGATAATTAAATATTCTAACCTTCACACGTCCTAATTTGTCAGGATCCTTTCTATCCTCGACAACACCAAACCACCAGAAAAAACCTTCTAAACCTATACTTTCCATCAATTAAGTCCAAATTTATTGCAATCCATTGAAATGTAATGTTTTGCTTTACTTGTTGTTGTTATGTTATGTCTTAGTCTACTAACAATATAGTTACCTCCAACCAATTCATCAGCTTTTTTTGTTTCAGTAAGGCCTGATGCAGAAGGTAAATTTAATTCAACTAGATCTCCTGCTTTAAGTGATGAATCGCCAGGAATCTGAACTCTAACAAAATTAGAATTAAAAATTTTTAAAAACGCTCTTTTAGCCCCCATCATATCTTCTAAAAAATTCTCTCTTCTATTAGAGTCTTTAGAAATAAAAAAATTAAAAGTAGGATCTTTAGCAAACTTATTAATTAATGAGTCTGTAACATTCAATGAGTTATTTTTATCAATGTTTACTATAGAACTGAACTTTTTTGATAGATCAAACTCTTTCTCTTCTAAACTTTTTGTAAAAATATCAAAATACTTTACTTTATTTTTTAAACCACCATCTTGAATAATATCAGTTACATCCGTCCTACCAATATTTTCATAATCTATAATACTTCTAAACATTAATGTTTCTGTATTTTCATCTATTTGACCACTAGAGAAAAAATAGAATCTCTTACTTTTTATTTTTTCTTTGCCGTCTTCAACTAGTTGCTCAATGCATTTAAAATTAAATCCTTCTTGATTTTCAAAAAACACATAAGCAGAAGAAGTAAATTTAGGATGGACAGCTCTTTTCCTGATCATATCAATTGCTTGAAATGGATACAATTTAGGAAATACAATTGTTTCTGTACCTTTACAAGGATCTATATTTTTAATTTTATCTGTAATTAAATACCTATCAAAAATATTGTTCACAATGTTATCAATGGTTTCACTGTAACTTTGTACTATGTTAATGTTACTTTGAATTAAATGCTCTTTGCTTACACACCTAAGTTTGTATGTGTAACCCTTACCATTTAAATTTTGCTGAAGATCCGAAACAGCAAAGCAATTCAATTTATATGTTGTTGGGTAAGGAAGACCTGGTGTTGAAAAAGTAATCTCGAACTCTTCTTCCCCAATAATAGGAAAAGAATTTACAAGACCTATCTTATCGTCAAACAATATTTCTGCATACAGGGATGGACTGTTAAAATCTTCATAGATGTCAATAGAAATAATTTGATCAGAAGGATTTACTGTCGCACTAGTTTCGGGATTAGTTAGCTTGATTTCAAGTATTTGAACATCACCAATTTCATAATTTTTCATTTAAACAACTCTCTCATATCCTTTTCAATCTTACTTACATAATTCTTGTCAAGAATTTTAATGATCGACCTACTTAAATTCAATTCATTTTCATAATCATAATAACTTAAAGGTGTCCAATAAGTTGCTTCAATTGAGGAAATTGGCTGAGAAATAACACTTACAAGGGAAACATTTGAAGAATTGTTAGAAGAAGAACCAACAACGTTAGCAGTATTACTAAACGATCCAGAAATATTTGTTAATGTTATAGATCCGAATCCTATTGACGATAAAGTACCGTAATTATTTCCTTGAGTAACCTTTTCATTCTCTGTAAATGAGGTGTTACCTACACTCAAAACTAAAACTTGGTTAGTTTCTAAAACCTGATCTAGTTCTTTTCTTACGTAAGAAACTATAACATTGGAAGGATCAAAAACTGGTTTAAAATACTTTTTCAGCAAGAAATTTAAACTATTGTAGCTTGATACAGTAAGGGTAGTATCATCGTCTTTATAGTTATTTCTGTAAAAAGCTATTTTTTGTTGAGCTGTTTGAATAGAACCGTATTTGTCTTTAATATAGTTGTCGAATTGTTCATTAATCAAAAACCATTCCAAATATGGATCAGTTATATCATTAGCCAAATAAATTAACCAATCATACTGAGCATCATTGTAGTATTTGTATGCTATTTGATCTGCTCTTTCACCTTGCTGAATGGAATAATCGTAAAACACTGCAAGGTTTTTTTGGACACTTTCATTAAACTTTACTTTTGCAATTATGTTAGTAGCAATATTATTGGCATAATTTGTAGACGGAAAGTAATTAAAATATCCAGCCATTATAATACGTCCGAAAATGAAGTTTGAGCGGCGGTAGCTTTTTCATCTTGTTGTTTCTGAAAATCTTCTCTTGTAAACACTCTGATTTCTTTAAATGACATTGACAACTCTATGTCTGTAGGTGAACCGTCTTTGAAAAAGGATGGTGTTCCGTTAGGAGCGTAGTTAACACCAAAAGATGTACAAACACATCTCTGAAAGATATAAGGCAGTTCTTCTTTGGGACCAAATGAAATGTCTACAGTATCAGGAAAGGTAAACAGAGGTCCTGTTTGTGAATCACCACCAGAAGTTCCTGGTAAAATTCTGATTTTAATATTTCTTATAATATTTTTAATAGTTATTGATTCGTTTGCATTTTTAGGAGAAAACCTAAAATTAAAACTGTGCTCTCTAAGACCAATATCTTGGAATATCGCCGCCAAGTGAGGATTGGGTACTACACCAGTAGCTTTATCAATATTTGCTAGAAGAGCTTCTCCACCTATTCTTCCAATTTGGTCTCTGACTCCTACTCCAGCAGCTGCTGTTATAGTCTTTGCTGTTTCTGCTGATGCTAACTTCTGTTCTCCAGAAAGAACTCTAGCTCCAGTTTCAACTGCTGCTCCAAGAACAGCACCTAGTTTAGCGTCGTTATACGAAACAGAAAAATTATCTACTAGATTTGTAGGAATTGGTAAAACTAACACTAAAGTTGGCTCATCTTTAGGTTTAACTAAAGGAATTTTCCTATCATATTTTTGAAATGAGAATTTTATAAAATACTTACCTATATCACTAGGGTAAGTAAATACTTTAAATTTATCAGGTTGTTGTAATAGATTTCTAGTTGATTGGGAAGCAAAAGAACTTGGATCGTTTGGAAGGTCGTTAAGTTTAAATTTAGTTACTGGTTTAAAGCCAGCTGCAGAAGCAGCACCACTAACATCACCAAACTTTAATTTGTTTACAGCTTGTTGAGTTTGAGAAGTAATACTGTTAATCTTATCAGCAATCGCTGCTCCTGCTGCTAATCCAGCAACAGTTGCAGCAGCTTTTGAAAAAAATGCCATAAATATTCCTATGAGCTATAAAGGATTTTTTAAACCTAGAAACCCCTCCAAATACGACGGAGATCCTACAAATATTATTTATCGCAGTAGTTGGGAAGCGAAGTTAATGAAATATCTTGACGACCACCCAGATGTGATAAAATGGTCTAGTGAGGAGATAATTATTCCTTACAAGTCACCTATTGACAATAAAATTCATAGATATTTTCCTGATTTTAAAGTGAAAAAACGTAATCCTCAAGGTTCTATAGAAACTATTATTATAGAAGTAAAGCCTAAATCCCAAACTGTAGCACCTAAAGTTCAAAAGAAAGCAACAAAAAAATATGTTAACGAAGTTTATACTTGGGGAATCAATAGTGCTAAATGGAAAGCTGCTAAGTCTTTTTGTGAAGAAAGAAAGTGGAAGTTTATTATTATGACTGAAAATGAACTAGGAATAAAAAATGGCTGAATTCTTTACTAACATTTTAAACAAGGCAATTGATCAAGGCATTGAAACATCTAAGGTTGCAGATGCAAGAAATTGGTTTTCTACTCAAACAACTAATATTAGAAAGATTGAGCCAAGGACAATCGTTCAAAAATCTAATGATGCTTTAACTAATAAGATTCTAATTGGTAGGATGTATTTGTTTATTTACGATGCTGCAACAAAAGATAAACTTCCATATTTTGACAGATTTCCTTTAATTTTTCCGTACAAAATCGTTCCTGGTGGTTTTTTTGGAATCAACATGCATTATCTTCCTTATCTTCTAAGAGCTAAATTAATGGATGCTTTGTATAATGTTATTAACAATGATAAAATGGACATCACAACTAAATTAAGATTTACTTACAACACATTGAGTGGAGCTGCAAGATTTAAATATTTTAAACCATGTGTAAAGCACTACCTAAATATTCAAATTAAATCAAGATTTTTATATGTTGATCCTAAACAGTGGGAAACTGCTTTGTTCCTTCCTCTAGAGAGATTTGTTGGAGCTACTAAATTACAAGTTTGGAAAGATTCTAAAAGAAAGATTGGTGTTTAATGGCAGCTAAATTTTTAGGTACTGCTTTATCAGCCGTAGGTCTATTCGGGGCTCTTAAAGGTACATCAACCTCCAAACCTTCTGGTAAGTATGGAGATTTTTTATCAGAATTTAGAAAGAAGTCATTTGCTAGAACTAATCTTTTTGAAATAACTTTGTTTCCTCCTAAAGTGATGATTGGCGAGAAGCTAACATACTCATTGCACCTTTATGCTGAATCAGCAACTTTACCTGGACTAAACTTTGCTACATCAGACGTTAGAAGATATGGATATGGTCCTTTAGAAAAGAAACCATATGCTCCTATTTTTAATGATGTTACAATATCTTTTTTAGTTGATGGTACAGGCGATCTGTATAAATATTTTTACAAATGGTTGAATAGAATAGTTTCTACTGATCAATATATTAATGGAAATTCAAATAGTAAAAATGGTCTGGGTGCTTTTGAAGTTGAATATAAAGACGATTACAAAACTCAAATAAACATATCTACTTTTGATGAGGCAGGAAACGCTGTACTCAATAGTCAAATTGTAGATGCTGTACCCATATCAATTTCAGACACTCAGCTTTCATGGGGTGAAAATGATCAGATAATGAGGTTACAAATTACATTTAGTTATTTCCAACATATCCTGTTGGATCCGGATAGTAGAGAGCCTTCATCTGGAGTAACAAAGCCATTATCAGGCTTACAACAGCTAGTGAAAGCTGGTACTGCTTTACAAACTCTGTCATCTCTTCGTAAACCAAGAAGCGTGGGTGACGTTATTAATGTTGTTAACAATGCCAAAACTATTATAGGAGGTTTTGGTTTCTGATTGGAGTTTATCATGTCCCTTCCTAAGTTATCACATCCTACGTTCACTCTTATTCTTCCATCTACAAAACAGGAAATAATTTACAGACCCTTTTTAGTGAAAGAAGAAAAGATATTATTAATTGCACAACAAGCTCAAGATCCAATTGAAACTATTAGATCTATAAGGCAAGTTATTCAAAACTGTATAGTATCAGAAAATGTAAATGTAGATGAGTTTGCTACTTTTGATCTTGAATATTTTTTTATTAAACTAAGAAGTAAATCCGTAAACAACATTGTTAATCTTTCATTCAAAGATAATGAGGATGAACAAGTTTACAGCTTTGAAGTTGATCTAGAAGAAATTGAATTAGTCAATAACGACCAAAATATCTCAAATGAAATAAAGATTGACAAAAATACTTTAATAAGAATGAGATACCCAAAATTAGAGATAATGGAGAAGATAAAAAACATAGACAATACAAGTGATTTTATGTTTTTATTGCTATCCAATTGTTTACATCAAATTATTCACAAAGAAGTAACATACAACACCTCTGAGTATACTGCAGATCAACTAGATGAATTCATTAATAATTTGGATTTAAAAACTTATCAAAAGATTCAAGATTTTTTTGATTCGATTCCAAGATTAGAACATGTAATAACATACACCAATAAAAATGGAAAAGAAGTAAAAATAACTCTCAATAATTTAAACGATTTTTTTACGTTGGGCTGAGCCACAATAGTCTTGCAAACTATTACACATTAAATTTTAGTTTGGTTCAGCATCATAAATATTCATTATCAGAAATAGAAAGCATGTACCCATACGAAAGGGACATATATGTTGATTTACTCAAAGATTACTTAGAAAAAGAACAAGAAAGACTGCGTAGAAGAAATGGCTGATACTTTTTACGGCGCTGCAAAAGAACAATTTAAAGAAGGTCTCAAAGATAGAATCTTTGGTCAAGGACTTTTAGGAAGATCTTTAAGAGCTGGATTTGAAGCTAAATTTAGCTCAAAGAAAGACTCACAAGTAATACAAAATCAAGATTCTGATATGATAGAAAAACAGAATACTTCTATCCTACAAAGAATAGATGTTGTTGTTACTAACATCTCTGATAACATTTATAATATTGCTGGTGTTCTAAACGCTCAACTTACTTCAATGAAAGAAACAGAAGAAGAAATGAGAAGGCAGGAACTACAAAGATTAGTTTCTGAAGAAGAACAATTGATGGAATTCGGGTCCAAACCATCAACACAATCTATTGACAAACCAAAAGCTGAAAAAAAGGATAATATTTTAGATAGTTTTAGCAAAAGTTTTTCTTTGTTTAAAAATAGTATTTCCAGATTTGCTTCAGGTCTTTCATCTATTTTAAAGAGTAGGAAATTTCTTGCTCTGGCAGGAGTAGCAGCTGCAGGTGGAGCTATGTCCTATGCAATGAGTAAAGATAAAGATCTGAATGAAGAATCTGAAAATGAACAACAAGATCAAGCAACAGCAGTTGCAGTTCCAACAGCAAGTGTTCAATCCCAATCTATATCAAGTGAAGAAATTCCAAACAAATCAGTAATATCCTCTAATGTGGGAGAAGGTAGAGGAAACATTAATCCTCCTATGGCAGTTCCAGATGTGGGAGGAGGTAGAGGAAACATTAATCCTCCTATGGCAGTTCCGGAACAGACGTCCTCTGTGACAGAAAAATCTCCGATGAGTAATATTTTTAATCTGGCAAAACAACAACAAGCTGAAAAAAATGAAGTTATTAAACAGTTAATCTTAGAGAACAAATATTCTGGTAATGTTCCTGAAGACGCTCCAGAACTACAAGAAATTAATAAAAAGTATCAAGGTCCGATGATACAAACATTTTTTTCACCTTCAATGATTTCTACCAAGCCAGTTGAGATAAGCCAAAAAACTCAAAACTTATTTCAATCTTTAATAGATCAAAAGAGAGATAATGGGCCTTCGATAATTACTCCTAGTATGGGAGGATCTGGTAGTTTTTCTATTAATGCAAGCATGCCTTCTGGTGAATCAGCTGAGCCAGTTTTTTCTACTCCTTCTTCAGGTTCTATGATAAGCGAAGCTTCTACAAATGTAGAAGCTATGTCAGAAAACTTTCAACCTCCCACTATTTCCAATATTGATAATAGTGCAAGCAATGTAGCAGATACTTCAGAAAAAACAATAAAGAGAATCTCTTCTCCAGTAGCTGATAGAGGATCTCTAGACAAATATTCGTTCTTCAATGGATAAAAACATTACAAATGCTACCAAATTAGCAAATAAAATATTTGGTAGTAAACTTGTTATTGAAAACAATAGCATTGGAAGCTCTTTAAAATCTCAACAACAAGCTACTCTTTTAAGATTAGAAAAAACTTTTACCAATATTTCTGATAATGTTTATAATATAGGTGGGGTATTCAAAGCTCAACTTACTTCGATGGAAGAAACTAGAAATAGTTTAAGAGACAATTTTAATAAAGAAAAATTAAAATTTTTAGAAAATAAAAATGAATTTAGAGAATATAAAAATAACATATCAACTCAAAAAAACAAGCAGAATTTAGCCTCATCTAAATCATATTCTTTTGACGAAATATTATCTTCATTACAAAAACTTCTTGATGCTGCTCATTCTGGATATGATCTGTTTGATTATGACAAAAAATCTAGAAACAAAAGAAAAAGAAATAGGAAATCAAGTAAAGCTAAAATTAAGGCAAAATTTGATCCAATTTTAAAGCTAGGTAACAAGTTTGTAAAAAAACTTCCTTTAGTAGGTATAGTTTTGACTGTTGGAGAAGGTCTTTTTAAAACTCTTGATGAGGATGATGCCGTCACAGAAAGTAGAGGCGGTCCTTTAGCAAGTTTCACTTACAATACTGCAGATGCACTTATCGAAAATCTTACTTTCGGATTAGTAGATTTAAAATCAATACAAGAAACTGGTCAAGTTCTTTCTGGATCAGAAGCTGGAAAAGCAATTGCTCAGAAAAATAGAGAAGCTGTATCTGGTGCAACTTCTGAGTTAGACTTTATGATGGGAGGAGAATCTTATCAAGAAACTGAACAACCTTCTAAAGTACAGACAAGAAGTTTGACTGTAACGGAAACAAGCGAACAAAGGTTAAAAAGACTTGGTATTACTCCTTCAGCAGTTGAAGGAGGAGGAAAATATAAACCAGCTAATGTTTCTGTAAAAGAAGAAGATTCATCAAAAACTCTGACTCCTTCAGCAGTTGAAGGAGGAAGAGGAAAATATAAACCAGCTAATGTTTCTGTAAAAGAAGAAGATTCATCAAAAACTCTAGAAGAATTAATTGAAGCTAAGAACAAGCAATATGATAAAAATATTATAACTACTGAAACTGGACAAGTTCTTGTAGATAGCGAGGGAAATCCTGTTAGATCAAGTTCATTAGATGACTTGATTGAAGAGAGCTTAAAGAAAGAAAAGGCTGTTGCTCCTGCTCCTGTTCCGGCTAAACCACCTACTGCACCACCTCCTGCTCCTGTTCCAGCTAAACCTACTGAACCTCCAACTGCAGTTTCAAAACCTACAGTATCTAAAGGTGGTGTTTTAGAAGGTATTATTGAAACCATTAAACAAGCAGGAATAAGCTCCTACACTGCAATATCAAATATTCTTTCTCAAATAAAATCTGAAACTAATTTTAGATTACAGAGCGAAAATTTAAATTATTCTTCTGCTGAACAAATACAAAGAGTTTTTGGAAAAAAAAGATTTCCAACTTTAGAAATGGCTCAGGAATATGTTAAAAACCCAGTAGCGCTTGCCAATTACGCTTATAAAAACACAGATGGAAATTCTGAAGAAGGTGATGGTTGGAAGTATAGGGGAAGGGGTTGGATACAACACACTGGAAAAGCACAATATGCAGCTATTTCAAAATATGCTGGTGTTGATCTTATTAATAATCCTGATTTATTAAACGATCCAATTATCGCTTCTAAAGCATTAATGTGGTTCTTCTTTAACTATAAAAAACTTAAGCCAAATGATCTTGAAGATATTTCTAAGGTCAATAGGGCAATTGGGTTTTCAGATCCCACAGGAAAAAAAGCAGAGCTTAGAGCAAAAGAAGCAATAGCTTTTCAAACTAGTTTTGATACAGGACAAAATTTAAATGATTCCAGTGTTAAAGTTATCGCTGCTAAAAACC